CGACCAGGTCGCGCAGGGCCCGTTCCCGGGTGCCGGGCGCCATGTCGCGGGCCTTCTCCAGCACGTGGGTACTGCGGTCGGCGTAGGTCAGCGCGAAGCGGTTGGCCTGAGCGTGGCCCCAGGCTCGCAGCTGCTGCACCAGGTAGTCGTCAGTCGCCATCGCGCATCCCCTTTAGCACGTTCTCGTCGAATCGAAACACCGGCAGCAGGCCGTCGGTGTCGCAGCCGCCCTGCCGATCCGGCCGGCGCTGGCAGTGCGCCGGGCTGCTGCCGCGCTCGCGCATGGTGCAGACGGAGCAGACGCCATGCCGGCGCAGGTAGGCGTTGTATCGCTTCCGCGTGCGGGCCTCTGGCGTGGTCATGCACCGCCCCGCAGCAGACTGTCGCCGTACAGGCCAATCAGCAGCGCATCGGCTCGGCCGTTGTCCTTCTTCCGCTGCAGCTGGGTGGCGGCAGCCGGGAACCGCTGGATCGCCAGCAAACGGGCCGCGTCCTTTCCTTGGTTGGTCAGCCCGAACCATCGCTTCCAGCTCGCCGGCTCAGCACGCAGGTACGGAACGCCGAGCAACTCGAACACCGCCTTGGCTTTGCCGTAGTGGTCGCCGAAGTTGAAAGACGACTGCGGTCCCGCTTTGCGCTCTTCCTTGCCATCAGCACCGCGCTTCGGCGGCATGGCGCGCACCCGCTCGATGACGCCGGACACGACCGCACCAGGGTTCATCTCGCGAGAGGCACGGATAAACAGGGCAATCGCCCGGGCGTCCACTTCCTGGCTCTCGCCGACGGTCTGCAACGGCATATCGATCACCGGACCAGGCGCACCGTCCACCAGCGCCGCGATCGCGCCAGTCAGGCCTGGGTCGATGCTGATAATCAGGCGGCTTGCCATTGGCACTTCTCCTTCAGGTGTTTCTCGATAAGGGTGTTCTGCAGGTCCAGCAGGTAGTCGTCGCTGCCGACCTCCTGGCGGAACTTGCGGGGTTGGCGGGCGTACGACGGGCCGAACAATTCCTCGCAGCGGGCGGCGGACATGCCGCCGAACGGCTCGCCGCGGTGGGACCACGGATTCAGCCCGATGGTGAAATCGTGGCCACGGCGCTTGGCGCCGTGCTTGCCGCCGACCGTCAGGTGATGCACCTCGGCGGGGATAGGCCTGTCGCCCAGGTCGATGCCCAGGCTATGGGCCACGATGCAGCCGATTTCGGCGATGGCGTCCATCCGCTGCTGCTGAGCCACGGTCGGCTTGCTGGTTGAGCGGCCGCGCTTCATGCTTGCCCCCAACAGACAGGGGAATTTGCATGGACTGCGTATACAACTGCATGGCTGAGACTGGGTCGGTCAACTGGTCGGCTTGGATCCAGACGGCAATAGCCGCCGCTTCTGTATTGGTCGCGGCATGGGTGCCCACCAGAATCTTCAGACACGATCAGCAGAAAGCAGTCATCCGTGAAAGAGCGCGTGCGCGATGTGCCTTCGCGCTCGCGATGGAACCTTTCAATACTCAGCTTTTGGAGCTCTTTGAAATAGGTGTGCACCTCACTGGGAACAACCGCGACGACGAGCTTCTTCAGAGAGCCCTGACTGCAACCGAGATTTCCAAGGAAATGCGCGACGCTCTCGCGGTTGGGCACGAATTCCCTTCGCTTTCCGACAGCCTTGTGAACTTTGCCCTTCGCCTCAGTTCCGCCCGGTCGAGCGCCGTTTCCACCTCCAACTCTGCTTTTGCGCAGTGGCAGGAAGGCAACGACCCATTCGGACTGGCGAAGACGATAGAAGCCGCAGTCGAAGCGGGCTTGGCCCTTGGCAAGGCCGTCGATGAGGTACTCGGCAGCTGACATTCCCATCACGCCAATCTCCTGTTCTGCCCAGCCATTTCCCAGAACTCGGCGCGCACGTCGTCGAGCATCACGTGGGTGTAGTGGTTGCCGATGTACTCGGTCAGGCCGTCGAACAGTTCCTGGAACCGGGCCTGTTCCATCTCGTCGAACGACAGGCTTTCGGCGCGCTTTACCGGAATGGTGCTGATCGCTGGCAGCACGCCGGCAAGTACCTTGCGAGCGCCAGCACCCAGCAGCGACTCGCAGGCGTCCAGCACCGCGGCGATGACCGGGGTGGCGTCCATTTCTACCGTCTCGCAGCACACGTTGGAGTCCAGCTGCAGGCGCTTCACCGCGTCGTGCGCGTCCAGCTGCTCCCACCCTTCCACGTTGTCGACCATGAGGTGCCCGATCTTGTGGATCAGCCGGTGCTGCCATTCCTCCCGCGGCTGCTTCAGTTCGCCGCGGATCTCCCGGCCCACGCGGAACTTGCGATCGCGCAGCAGGCGCTGGTCGACGGCATTGGCCGGCACCAAGGCGCCCACCAGCTCGCCGGTGTTCGGGTCGATCAGCTTGGCCACCACCAGGTAGATCGGCCGGCGCGCGCGCTTGGCGCGGATCTTCTTCGCTGCAGCGGTCATGGTCATTCTCGATCACCCATCGGCAACGCGGCGGCGAGCCCTCGTCGAGCCCTCGGCGCGGTCCCAGCAGGCGGTGCCGAGGCGCTGGTCTGCTTCGGCTCCCACCATTCGGGCAGGTTGGAGAACCTGAAGTAGCTCGGCTCGTAGGACACGCGGGCCATGCCCGGGGCGCCGTCGCGCTGGATCGCGACGATCAGCTCGGCCGTGCCGGCCCACCGGCTGTCGGGGTGATAGATCTCGTCGCGGTAGATGAAGATCACCGCGTCGGCGTCCTGCTCAATCGACCCAGAGTCGCGGAGGTCGGCCACGATCGGGCGCTTGTCGCCGGGGCGCTTCTCCAAGTCGCGGTTGAGCTGGCTCAGCAGCAGCACCGCGATGTCCAGCTCGCTGGCCAGCAGCTTCAGCGCACGGGTGATGTCGCCGATACCGGCGGCACGGTTATCCCCCGAGACGTGCATCAGCTGCAGGTAGTCGATCACCACCAGGACCAGGTTTTCGTCCTGAGCCTTCATGCGGCGCACCTGGGCGCAGACGTGCTGCACCTTGGCGATGCGCGGCCGGCTGATGCGCATTGCCGCCTCGCCTATCCTGCGGGTCCAGAGGGTGACGTTCTGCCAGTCGGCGTTGTCGAGCTTGCCCGACCTCAGCTTGCCGCCGCTGACCCCGGCCAGGTTGGCCAGCATGCGCTTACCCAGTTCCTCCGGCTTCATTTCGAAGCTGAAGAACGCCACCGACTTGCCGGCGCGCAGGGCCACCTGCTCGGCGATGTTCTGCGCCAGGGTCGTCTTGCCCATCTTTGGCCGAGCCGCCAGCACGTACAGCCTGCCGCCCAGCAGACCGTCGAGGATCTGGTCCAGATCTTCCAGGCTGGAAGACAGCCCGGTGATGCCGTCGGCGGTTTCGGCAGCGTGGGACAGCTGGTCGAACACGCGAGCCATCACCGGTGCCACCGGCTCCAGGTCGCACGGCTCGCTGTCCAACAGTCCACCGATGCGAGACTGCGCATGCCCGATCAGGTCGAGCGCACTGCGGCCCTCGGGGCTGTACGCAGCGTCGATCAGGTCGTGCCCAGCATCGATCAGCGCACGCAGCTTCGCCTTCTCCGCCACGATCTCGGCATAGGCCCGCACGTTGGCCGCCGACGGCGTGTTGTTGGCCAGTTCGATGATGTAGGCACCGTCGCCGACCAGCTCCAACTGCCCGGCAGCCTCGAACCATTCACCGATAGTCACCGCGTCGAACGGTTGGCGCTTCTCGGCCAACTGCAGGATGCAGCGCCATAGCAGCTGGTGGTCCCGGCGGTAGAAGTCACCTTCCACCAGGACGTCCTGCACCTCGACCAGCGCCCGGTTTACCAGCATCAGCCCGCCCAGCACTGACTGCTCGGCATCGATGCTGTGCGGCGGAAGGCGCAGGGCCTGCTGGTCGCCGTACAGGCCCGACAGGCGGCTCACTTCGTCACGAGCCGCGTTCATTGGGCCACCTCGGACAACGCCCGGTCGGCCAGCTTGGCGATGGTCTTCTCGCGCAGCAGGACTTCGAAGTCGGGAACGTAGTTCTCATGACCTGGGCCGCCCTTCACCCGGCCCGAGTAGAAATCATCATCGGCCGCGGATTCGAAGTAGAGCTTCCAGAACTGGGGCGTCACCCGCTCGCTGCCGAACAGCTGCTGGCAGAGCTGGCGCACGGTCGGCAGAGCGTTCTCGACCGCCTTCAGCCGCGGCTTGTTCAGCACGGTGCACTTGGCCAGCAGGCCGTGCGGCTTGGCCATGGTCGCGTTGAACGCAGCCTGCGCATCGGCAGCGATCTCGCGGATGCGGTCGGCCTTGCGGGCCTTCAGGTCAGCCTTGGCGTCCTGCCCCTGCCCCTTGCCTGCGGCGTCGCCGAGCAGGTCCACGC